CTTGAATTTCAATCTTCTGAATAGACAATGCCGCACCATTTATGTCTGATTCATAACCTGTTTGAACAACTTTACCTGTGCCTGATGCCGAAACAGTCAAAGTCTGTAACGCAACACCATCAGAATAGTAAGCAATCGTTGTGGCATTTGCACCATACTCAGCAATGCCGTAATAGTAAACACCTTGCGCTGGAATACTTGCATTGTCAGACAAGTAGTTTGTCTTAAAGTCAAAACCCCACTTGAATGTTACGACTTGATTTGTTCCACCAATCACAACCGTAGACAACTTCTTCAGAATTGAAGTTACATTCTGGTCGCCAAGATCAGCATGGTTTGTGTAGTACAACATACGATATGCAGTATCGTAATCTTGGTATGTGTTGTAGTACCCAATGTATCCATTCTTGCCAATGTAAAGACTTCCATCTCTGCGAGACAAGAAAGACTTAGGCGTAATGGAATCCCATGTTGTCACCCTTGCAGAACCATCAGGCAAATAAGCTTTGGTATCAAAGCACCAAGTGGTATCAATGCTAGGTGTTGTCAACAAGTAAAAGGCTTCACGCTCTGAATACACAGACTTGATGTTTGCCAATGTCTCACCAGCCACAGCACCCATCAAATCATTGCGAATATTCTTTGACAAGTCTCTCTCAGGCGCAGACTTCTCTTGAATCGTTCTCATCAACGATCTGACACCAGAGTTTGATAAGAACAACACATCAGTGCTTGTAGTCTGAATACTGTCTCTAGCAATACAACCAATACCTTCAACAGTGTCACTGATAGACATGGTTGATGGTGCTGTTGCGCCTTGGTAAACAAGAATCTGACGCTTACCAAAGATGAACAGGAAGCCATTGTGAGCCGCTAAACCAGTAATCTGGTCAGCACCATTTACCCACACATTGTTCACATTCAATGAGCCAGCAGTACCTGTTGACCACACATGACCTGAAATCAAGTCACTGAAATAAACAGTGGCATTTACAGCCGTAGTGTTAGCCGCCCACAAACGACCAAATGCTGAAATCACAATGTCAGCATCAGGCGCAGTAGCTTGATAACCAGTTTTTTCTGAAACTCTACGGTATGTTGTAGTGGATACAGCAGGGTCATAGATCAATGGATTGTGACCAGACTGAAAGAAGTAAGTAATGCCATTCAATGACGCACATTGCCAATTGCTTGCAGTGATGGTTGGTGCAGTACCCCCACCCCCATAGGTGAGTTCAGTCACAACATTTGTAGAACTCAACTTGAATATCTTGTTGTTTCCAGCAAACAAGACAGTCAATGTTCCATCAGCCAGCACCAATTCGTGAATGACTTTGACATCATTTGCACCTAAGTCACCAGAAGAAGAATTGACCCTTGACCAACCTTTGCGTGAACCAATACGACCATATTGGTCAATGATGCAATTAGTCGCAACCAAGGCAAAACCAGCATTTAAATCAAGAGGCGAGTCTTGAGTATTCAGACCGTAGAACCCCGGTGCTGAGATGCTGAATGTCTGAATCTGTTGGCTCATACCGCTACAAACTCCTGATTCTCAGGGTAGCGAGTGCCTTCCAATGCAATGTAATCAGACAACATTGACTTGTACAACAGATAAGCCTCAGATGAAGACAAACCACCATCTTCACCACGCTCTACCAATGCCCGAGCATAAGCATTCTGAGCCACCAACACATCAGGCACAGAGATGATTGTTGCATCTGATGACAATGTGGCTTGTGGGACTGTCAGGCTGAAAGGAATGCTATACACACCATCAGGGCGAGGATACAGCGTTACTTTGGTGTCGTAGCTACCATTGACACCATCAAAGGCGTAATAGGCAGGGATTCCGCTGACAGGTGTAGAGAAGTTCTGAAACCTATTCATGGTTGCAAAATCAATGTTCTTCATGCGAATGTTGCTTGTGACATTCAACACATCAAGAACTTGGAACTTTTGACCAGAACCTGTCAAAGCATAAGAGTATGTGCCTGAAGTGGTGCTCAGAGTGATTGTTGTGCCAAGAATATTCCAAGCAAAAGCATCTTCTACTTGACGCTTGGCATCATTGACAAACTTGCCAATGAGGGAAGAATATGTTGTTTCGGAAACAGTTGAAACAGTTGCTTCACGCAACCTAACTAAAACATCGTTTACAAGTTCTAAGTATGTCATCTGCTTGCCTTCGCTTTGTTCCTTGCGGATATAGCTTTAGCTTTTGCCTTTGCGTCAGCTTTTGAGGATGCACCCCATGCTTTAAGCGAAAGAAGCAGTCTTGTCGGTTCACCATCCTTGTACTCTGCACCAGCCATATTGCCCATGCGAGCCAAGAAACTTGCTCTGCGAGGGTTATCCCCCGACTTTACTGGTGCTTTGAGTTCTCCACCAGTTTGCGCATTATAGGATGCTCTCCCCTTGGCATTCAACCCCCCTTTGGGATTTTTGCCCTCGGAGCGTTGCCAAGCTGGAGTTTTCATTACTTCACCTTTTTTGGTTTCTTTGCAGTCTTTGCCGCCTGTTTAAAGGCTTCAGCAGTAGGAGCACCTTTGCTACCTACCTTGCGCATCTTTTCGCCTGAACCAGCCTTGATTCTGGCTTGTTTAGCATGAATGTTGGCGTAGAGTCCTTGCTTCATTTCATCTTCTTCTTTGGCTTAGACATCCCTGCCTCAGACAAAGCAATTGCCACTGCCTGTTTAGGATTCTTTACAACTTTGCCACCCTTGCCTGAGTGCAATTCACCAGCCTTGTACTCACGCATGACTTTGCTGATTTTGGCTTGTGCTTTGGTCTTTTTCATTTGCCACGACCTGATTTCTTCATCATGTTAGTGGCAGTTCTGCCACCACGCATAGGCAAACCTTTTGGCTTTCCAATCGCAACCATGATGGTCACAGGAACGCCCTTTTTCTTGCCGTACTCTTTGGCTTCTTTCTCGCCTTTTTCAGAGTATGGAAACTTCTTTTTTCCGACCATTGGCATACTGTTCTCCTTATTTCCAGATACGATCAGCAACAAAGGTCACGATACCGCCCATGAAAGAAGCGATAGTCATTCCCATCCAAAATCCACCTTTGCCTTTATTGGCAAGTTCAAGTAAGGCTTTTACATCTGAACTAAGTGTGTGCATCTCTTTTTGGAGAGCCTCTACTTGGGCTTCAAGTTTTCCAAAGTCTCTGGCATCAATGTCAGACATTTAAATCTACCTTTCTGGGTCTTCCCATACGCTTAATTGTGGGGATGACAGGCGCACGAAAGGCGGTATCTGTTCTAGTCTCTGATTCTACAGATTCTATGGTTACTTCTACATCGTCTACCCTCACATAACCCTGATGGCCTTTCATGGAATCAATGTCAACTTGATTGTGAAAGGAAACAAGATTGCCTGATTGCAGACACTTAAAAGTAGCCATAAAACCCCTTAAATGAGAAAGGGGGGACTAGCCCCCCTATCCTTAAACCATGCGAACGATAACGATACGCAAAGTTGAAGATGCCAAGTCCACTGTAGAACCTGACTCGTTTTGAATGCGGAACTTAACTGTGTTTGCGGCACTGACATAGCCAGTAACTGTCAAACCAACCAAATCTACACCCAAAGATGCACCAATAACCATGTCACCCAAGGCGACACCGGGAACTGTTACATCATCTGTTTCACCAGCACCATCGGCTAGAGAACCAGCGTCAAGTGTTGCTTTTACAGCCCAAGTATCGGAGAACAAACCCCGAAACTGGTCATTACCTCTGCGTGAGACTACTGCTGAAGCGGTTGCCATTTTAATTTCTCCTAATTTAGTTTAAAAAAGACCCCCTACCACTAGGGCAGGGGGGACAACTGCAATTAGGCTGGAACTGCCAAGGCAAACATGGATGAGGACTTAGCCGCACCCACAGAAGCGGCACTACGCAAGGCGGCAACGCCATACAAAGTGTCACTTGTGAACAGCGTAGCAAGGTACTCTTGCTTGTACTGTACTTGTGAACGCACACCAACTTGCTCAACCAAGACCATCGCATCTTTGTGACCCATCAAGCACACACGAGCCGCACCAGAACCAGAAGTGGTATCAGCGTTGCTAGAGGTGAAGACAGGGATGCCATACAGGTTGCCAATTTCACCAGTGCGAATAGCGTCACCAGTACCGACAAATGCTTGTTCGGTGTAGCGAGCCAAACCCATCAGGGTGTTGCGGCTTGATGGAGGAATCAAGAAGAAACGATTGTCCATAGGAGTATCGTTGTCATCCAAACGCTGAATAGTGCGACGGATAGCCGCATCAGTCAGTGCTGACTCATTGTTGTTTGCGGCTACATAGGCAGTCGTACCGTCACCACCAATGTAGGCGGCAGCGTATGCGGCTGTACCAGCACCACCGTTGGCTGAACGACCCAACTGCACCAAGTCTGTATCGACTTGACGAGCCAAGGCATAGCCAGCATCAGAGGTGTAGAACTGACGCATAGAGTTCAGAGCCTGTGCTTCCACGATGTCTTCGATCAAGCGGCTATATTCATAGTGCTTGTTGATCGACACTTGGACTTCAGACTCAGTAGCGGCAATCAAAGTGACTGCTGTCTCAGCGGCTTTGGCAGAAGCAGAACCACGGGTAGGTGCAGGAATGTGAACAGTGTCACCTTTCTTGCCCTTGAAGTTCATCTTCATAACCAAGTTGGCTAAAACTAGGTTCTTCTTGTAAGCCGCAACAATTTCATCACTCCAAATCTCAGGAATGAATGTTGCGCCAGTGGTGGTAGTAACTGAGTTACTAGGGGAAAATGATGTTGCCATTTGTGTACTCCAAAAAATCAAAAGTTAGGGTTACTTGACACGCCCCTCTGCGTATGCCGCCATGATTTCTTCACTCAAGGCATCGTATCGGTTCGGGTCAGTCATCTTCAGCCGAATAAGGTCTGCCCTGCGATAGACTCGTTTTCCAGATTCACCAGTACCACCCACATCAACAGAAGCCGCTTTAAGGTTCGACTTGCGTTGGGTTTCCCCTGCATCGCTAGTCTGTTTTGCCTTAACGCCCTTCAACTGCTTGTAGGTGCTCAACAATTCGTTTGCACTGTCATAGTCATATTCACCATCAGCTTTTGCATACAGACCAATGCGAACAGGTGAAGATTTCACCCAATTCACAAAGTCTGCATCTTGAACAATCTGACCAAAATCAGGGTGTTCTTGCGCCAACTTTTGCTGAATCTGCATCTTTTTGAACTCTTGACTCGCTTGACGAGCCGCAAGAACATCAGGATGGTTATCAACAGTCTTACGAACAGCCGCCTGTGGATTCTCAAAAAAATCTACTTCGGGTTCTTCCTCTTTAATAGGTTGAGGTTTACCAGCAAGGTTTTGCTTGATGAGTTCATCAGCGAGCTTCCTAACTTCCCCAACTTCTTGAGCTTGCTTGCCAATCAGCTTTTCTGCCTCTTGGTGCATCTTGATAATGTCAGATAGTTGTTTGCCCCGATATTTATCAGGAATTTCATCTGACGCTGGCTCAATTGTTGATTCAAGCTTTTTCTGCTCAACAATGTCTAACTCACTCTGCATCTCGTCTGGGTTATCAATCAACATATTTTTCCTTTTTCCTGCCACTTTTGGGTTCTAGGATACACAACGGCATAAATGCTTATGTTGTGGCTTTGCGCTCTGCCGCCAACTTATCACGATGTTTCTTGTCAAATTTCATCCATGACGATGGAAAATGACCAGACCATCCCTCCAAGTTGACGCTTGGTGCGCTGATTGTGCGATTGGCTGAACCACCGCACTCACACTGAGTTTCCTGTGTCTCATAATCACAGTACCTCTCAATTCTGTGTCCACTTACGCAGACAAATTCATACATTCTTTTCATTCAATTCCTCGTAGGCTCGTTCGCTGACCTCTCTCAAGGTTTTCAGCCAAGTCAAGATGGAAAGTTCACCTTTTCTGAACATCAAGGTCTTTTCATCAGGAATTACGCTTATATTATTGAGTGACTCTATCATATTGTCAATATCAATAATTAAATCCTTCCAGCCTTGGCTACCCATCGTTTCAAACCGATTTTCGTAATACTTTTGTAACTCTGGGGTCATGGCGTTTGTTCGGGTGAAGTGGTTTGCTGTGCCGCCTGTGCCTCTGCCAAAGCCTGAGCCTCTGCAAGTGCCTGTGCCTCTGCCTCTGCAAGCTGTGCCGCTACTGCCGCATCATGTGCCGCTTGTTCTTCAGGTGTGTACTCAACTTGAGTGACTTCACCAGTTTGGACATTTACTACGATTCTGTGTGTCATTTTTTATCCTTCATACATGATGTTTATACTGCCCGCATCGAAGGTGTCTGTGCCGAGGACTGTGGTGATGCGTATTCGATCTAATGTGGCGGAAAGCGATTTAGCCCCAGAACAGTTTAATACACAAGCGGTGTCACTTCTAGCTAAAACACCGTTTGCACACCAAGTATTTGCTGTCGCATCAAGCAAAGTAATTTGAATAGCACCGTGGAAAACCACAGTAGAAGCCATGCCAGCACCAATACCAAAACCAGTAGTTTGTGAAATTGCTGTACAAGCACTTCCCGCAAAAACAGAAGAACCAGAACCTAAATAACCAGTGTTTTCAATACCGCCAGAATCACCCAGTTGTAACAATGGAATACTTGTTCCGTTTGTTGACACACCGCTAAAGTTCACCGTAATCCGCTTACACCAACTTGGGATGCCAGTAAAGTCAATGCTTGTACCTGATGTAGAGGCAACCGCAGTGCCAGAGGTAATCCCCAGCACCGCACCGTTGTTGATTGTTACGCTTGCTGAACCATCTATTGTGGTTGGCATGATTCATCCTTTGCTTTTTGTGCGGCTTCCCAGCACTCACGCAGTAAATCTTCGTATGAGCTGTAACCGCCTTCAAGAGTATCGAACCATTCTTCAAATGTCATGATCAACCCTCATATATGATATTTACGCTACCGGCATCGAAAGCATCCGTTCCATTTACGGTAGTGATACGAACACGGTCTAATGTTGCGGAAAGTTCTTTTGATCCAGCTACATAATGAATTTGAGAATTACTTAAATAAATAACACCGCTACCTACCCAAGTATTTCCAGTAATATTTGTAAAAATATAATGCCCAATAGCTTGATTGGTGGCACTAGCACCGCCTATTAAATATCCAGCGGTAGACGATGCTGTAGCTGCTGAAGTTGTAATAATAGCGCCAACGCCAGACTGGTAAGCTGTAGTTTCAATTCCGCCAGAATCTCCAATTTGCACAAGCAAATTACTCGTTCCATTTGTACTGACCACATTAAACATCACTGTGATTTTCTTCACCCAACTCGGCAAACCTGTGAAATCAATTGATGTCCCACTGGTAGACGCAACAGCAGTGCCTTGCGTAATTCTCTGCAACTGCGCCCGTGACGCATTGCTGTCAGTCCCAAAGAACTGTCCGTTGTATTCAATGTTGCCTGTGGCTGGTGTACCAATCAGCGTGTCAGAAGTTAAAACAAGTATTGACATGATTAAGCCTTCAGGTTGCTTAGTTGTTCAGTTGTTGTGCATGAGTCTGCCAACTTGGTGATATCACGCAGTCTTTGCTTTTCAGCCACGATTGCTGTGGTGTCTGCGCCTGTTTCTAACGCTCGTTGAAACGCCACATCTTGTGCCATCAATAATGGTTCACGCTCGGCGCGTAAACGATCCTTGGTTATCTCTTTGGCTTTGTCAATGTTGATGGTGATCACTCTGAATACTCCCATGCGTTACGGAATGTTCGGTCAGTAGGAATTTCAGCAACATCTACAATTTTGTAAGGTTTTCCTTGTGGTACAGATTGAGCAATTACTTGGTCAATAGATACTTCGCCTGTGGGAATGACAATAGATACACCGCCTTCGTCATTTGGAAAAATTATTCTTTCGTTCATTTATTGCTCCTAACGGAATATCGAAACACAAATAATATCAGGGTCATTTACAACACCCGTTGTACTTCTAAATGTTCTAATTCTTACTAAAGATGCGGTTTGTGTTGTTGTACGATTTATTTCCATCACAAAAGAATCTAATCCTGACGGTGAATTTGTAAGTCCATTAACAGCATAATTAGCGTCTGGCATTGCATTGGTAAAGTTAACTGTGTAGTCACCAGTTCCATTGTCTGTAATGCTGGATACATTCCCACTTGCACGAATCGCCACTGTACCTGTGCCATTAAAGTTCACCCAAGCACGACAAGGATAAATTGGTGCTGTACCTGAAACAGTAGCAATTTGTGCTGAGTCAATGTTTGGTGTTGTCAGCGTTGGGCTTGTTATTGTCTTGTTTGTCAGCGTTTGTGTGTCAGTTGTGCCAACCCCTGCGCCAGCAGTATTAGCCAAGCCACCTGCTGGATATGTAATTCCACTTGTTCCTGATATTGTTACAGGCATGGTTGTTCCCCTTATTCGTAAAGGATGTTGATTGAACCAGCATCAAAGGTGTCTGTGCCGTTAGCTGTGGTAATACGAACACGATCTAAAGTTGTTGACAGCGTTTTTGTAAATCCTGAGATGTGCGCGCTTCTATCCGTTGCGCTAAAAGCCACAATACCTGCGCTTATCCATGTATTACTTCCAACTAATGTTAATGTCACGTTCCCAGACATTGTTTGTGCAGCCAAGCATGAAACTGTTGCTGCCATATAAGTCGTAGGCCACAATCCTGCCCCTGTCTGAGCGCCTGATGTTCCAACACTACCAACATAACCTGTCGCCGATATAGAACCATCACCTATTTGAACAGCTAAAGGACTCGTGCCATTCGTACTCACCCCATTAAACATCACAGTAATCCGTTTTACCCAACTCGGTATATCTGTAAAGTTAATGCTCGTACCCGATGTAGAGTTTTGAGACACTCCACTAACCAATTGCGACCCAGTGCCCGGCACTGTTTGCATTGGATACCAAGTTGTATTTGACAACCTATATACATACGATGCCGCTGTTTTTGCTGGCAAGAATGTCACCGCATTTGACATTGACTGCCCTGTATTACCTTGAACAGTCAGTGCGGTAATTTGCTGTGATGAACTAAAAGTAATTGTCATCCCATCCGCAGGGGATGCTGGCATTGTGATTGTGCCTGTTGCTAATGTCCCCGCAGGGTTCATCACCAAAACATTTGTTCCAGCCGCAAAGGTATATGAAAACCCTGTTGTTGGGGCTTGGTAGTCGTACTGCTGAAGCAGTCCGTTTGTGCCGTCAAGTTTGGCTGTCATTTGTTATCTCTTGAGGTTGTTCAGCTTGCGTCTCTATCAATGCTTGCTGTTCAGCTTGTGCTACAGCCGCATCATGGGC